CACGAGATTGCTCTCAACGGATTTTAAGTCCGTTGCGTCTACCGATTCCGCCACCGGAGCATATAAGAAAGGCTTTTCGCCTTAACTTAATAAATCTATTAATGTTTCTTTTGATATTGCTGATGTAGATAAATTAACATCTACTGGAATCTCTTGTTCTTCAGTTGTTGTTTCAAGAATATTTCCTTCTTCATCAACTTTTTCTTTTATAACTGTTTTAGTGATAGTTTCTTTATCAGTTAATATAGCACCAGCATCTTTTAATAAATCTCTTAATTTTAATTGAACTTTACTATATGATTGTAAGTAATCAAACGTTCCCATTGTTACATCATTTTGTCTTGATGTTCTTTCATTGCCTTGACTAAAATCATTGAAGTAAAATTTAATTGTATCGTCTATTGCAATAAAACCAACAACCTTTTGATATTCTCCTTGTTTAACAACCATATCTAATTTTTCATATATATTATTTGGGTCTAAAGCATAATATACTCTATTTTCTGGTTTATGTGTAGCTTTAGCAATTACAAATTCAAATGGAATATCTGCTCTGTTTTGAGTAAAATTATTTAATGTAATTAAGAAAGCACCGTGACCATAATTTTGACCAACATAGAATAATTCTGTAGCACCATTTGGAAGTGGAGCATCAGTCATATCGCCACTAAATAATATATCACTTGTACTACTTCTATATGAAGCATCCCAACCAAATACTTCTGATTTGTTCATTTGTTTTAAATCTAAATCTACTCTTTCAGTTGAATATTCATCATATTCTTCTTCTCCATAGAAACCAGATTTTTTTGTTGTCTTATCAGATAAATTAGTCCAATGTATTCCATAAATCATATTATCTGTTCTAGGAACTTCTAAATATGAACCATCTGGAATATTACCACTAAATTGTTTTTCACTTGTCGGAGCCACATAAGTAATATTTTCTGGAATATATATGGTTTTTGAATTAATTTTATTTTTTAATCTATTTATTAAATGTTTATACACAACTTCATAAATAGCATTTAATCTAATAACATATTCTTCAGTTCTATTATCTAATGTTTTTACAAATGATTTACCATTTCTAATTTTATAAACAATAGCATTTGAACCATTTAATCTATATAAAATACCATTAACAATTCTAATCTCTCTAAATATAGTAATATTATCTAACAATTCTGGAAGTTTTTCTAAATCAACATCTACATTTTCATCAGTTAAACAATCAAGAATATTTTTAGATAATGGTTTATGATATGTTATTGCAAATTTTCTTAAAGCATTAATTATTCTATTCATATTTGCAGATAATTGTAAATCATCTTCTTTTTTAACTTTAAATGCTAAAAATAAATTTTTATTTCTTAAGAAAATTGATGACAATTTAGCTAAACCATTTTTTGTTATATAAGATTCTAGCATTGCAAGAGCCTTTTCTTTATTAGAATTTTTAATTTTATTTATTAATTGAGAGTTATTGATTTTTAATGTGTCACCAGTTGTTTTAAAAATTAAATATCTAAAAAATTCATCAGGGTTCTTTGGCATTATATTATATTTATCATATAATGTAACTTTAATTTCTCTATTAACAATTTCATCAAATCTATCTTTATCAATATAATCTGATAAAACCATTATATCTTTAACTGATTGTTCAGATAAAGCTATACCACTTGTTAATAAAATCATTAATTTTTCTTGTAATTCTTCTTCTGTAATAGGTTTAATTGGAACTAATTCTATATTTTCAACTACTAATTCTGGGATTTCTAATTTTTCTTTTGGTAAGTAAACTAAATTACTATCATAAAATCCTAAACTTTCAAATCCATAAGTAGTTATATAATGAATTAATTGTTGCATTATTAAATCTTCAATTGGAGCATTTTTAACAATTTCAAAATCTTTATGAAAAGTTTGATTCCACTTTTCTCCATCTTTACCATATTGCTCTATTGCTTCTTTAATAATTTCTTCGCTAGCAGTATCTGGGATTAATATTCCATATTTTAATCCTTCTTTAGAAAAATTTTCTGATTTTTCTCCTAAATAACTTTTAAATAATCTTAAAACCTCTTTTTCCATAATCTCTACCTCTCTATCATTTCATTTATTTAAATAGGCGAAAAGTAATAAAAATACTGGTGTGTTAAGCCACTTCACCACTCCCCAATATATAATTAATTGGCTGGGGAGGTAGGATTCGAACCTACGAATGCCAGTTCCCTGCTCTTTTTAAAGGAACTTTTTATGCCTATGTAAATCATATTTATTGGCGAAGAGTATTTACGGTGCTCTACCAAATGAGCTAATCGCACTAAAATGGCGTGCAATGTTGGAATCGAACCAACTACAACCGGGTTAACAGCCCTTTAAAAGGAACTCTTTTTGCCAATATAGTCTTTATTAATAAGCGAGAACTAAATTTGTTGGATTTGAACCAACGATAAACCATCTAACCATTTGCATTAAAAGGAAGTTCTTATGCCTATTATTAAATTTAGGACGGAAAGTATAAGTAATCCTTTGGCACGAATTTTTGAAGTATTCGTAAACTTTTAAAGGAACTTTCTGTGTCCTATCTTTATTTTCTTCTTAATTATATCAAATTTTATTTAATTTGTCAAGATATTTTTTTGGTTGCAGAGGCAGGAGTCGAACCTGCTATCTTCGGGTTATGAGCCCAATATGGTAATCCGTGCCACTACTCTGCGATGTATAAAGGAGAGAAAACTCTCCATAATATTAATACCAACCTGTTTGTTGTGAATGAGCCCAAGCATTTGCTGGAGAACCGTATCTTCCTGCAATATATTTTAGACCCCAACGAATTTGTGTTTCACCGTTGGTATAATAATCACTACCTTCACTAGCCATTTTAGAAGCAGGTAATGATTGAGGAATACCGTGAGCACCACTTGATGAATTATGTGCGTTAGGATTCCAACCAGATTCTCTATTCCATAGTTTTACTAGACAATCAAAATCATATTCTGACCATCCGTATGTATTTATTACTAAATTGTGTGCATATGATTGTAATGATGAAAGATTTTGAGAACTTGAGCTAGTAGTTGTGGATTGTTGTCTTGCTCTTTCTCTTGCTTGTCTTTCAGCTTCTTCTTTTGCTTTTCTTCTGGCTTCTTCTTCAGCTTTTGCTTTTTCATATGCTTGTTTCTTTATCTCTATAATCTCATTTATTTCATCTTGTGAAGTTTCATTTCTAATTAACTTCTTTATCTTGTTTATCGTGTAATCTTGATTATCATATTGTTTGATATTTTGAATGAATTGATTACATTCATCTTCGTGTTTGAATAAATAATCTTTATCATCAATTTTTACTTGATAATACATTGCAAAATAATCATATCTTTTGATAATCGTATCATCTAAGCTCTCTCCTGGTAATCTAGTTGTATTAACTTGAATATGATATTCTTGTGACATCTCAATAATTTTATTAAGTTCATAAGAAATTTCTTCATACCCTTCATTTTCTAATTTTTTAACATATTTCTCTACAATCGCATTTTCAAACCTCTCTTGCTCTTCAGCAGAAACGCTTTGATTTTGATGTGTTGAGGTAAATCCAGTTAAAAATAATAAACTTATTAAAAGAATTATTAATAAACCAATGACTTTTCTGCTAAAAATTTTCCCTAATCCCTTACGGGACGGGAGACTTTCTTTACTTCTTGTCATACTTATTCCTTTCTCCACAACTATAAAATAAATCTGGTGTCCCCTCTAGGATTCGAACCTAGGACACTCGCCTTAGAAGGGCGATGCTCTATCCAACTGAGCTAAGAGGACATATAAATAAATGGCGGAGAGTTAGGGACTCGAACCCTAAAGCCGCTCGCACGACCAACGGTTTTCAAGACCGCCCGACTACCAATTATCACAACTCTCCAAAATGGTGCTCGTTGAAAGACTCGAACTTCCGACCCCTTGCTTGTAGGGCAAGTGCTCTAACCAACTGAGCTAAACGAGCATTTAGTTAGGTATTTATTTTTTTATATTATTCTTTCTATTGTTTTTCCTTCGTCATTCATTAAAAATACGTGTTCATAATTGTCAATCCATCCATTATTTTCTAATGTTCTAAGAATTAAACAAATTTCTCTTCCATCTTTAAAATGTAATGTAATATTTTCTGTTTTGCCATCTTTATGTTCTAAAGGTAATGCTTTATTTATAAATTCTATATCTGAATAATAATCTGTTACTAAATAAGTATTACTTTCTGTTGCTTCTGCTTCTTCATATTTTCTTTTTGTAACTGTCTTTAATATCATAACTATCTTCCTTCTTTCTTCTAACTATCTTTCTATCTACCTAACTAAAATGGAGCACCTAATAGGATTTGAACCTATGCTCGAGGAGTTGCAGTCCTCTGCCTTACCAC